GGAACCGGGATCTCATCAGGGCCATGCAGCGCGCGCTGGACGTGACGCGCCCCGAGCTAGAGCACGTCCTGACCTGCAAGGACTGTTACCTGTTCGACTCCGACGACGCCGGCCCGCATTTCTGCCACGCGTTCGAGATCGAGTTCCGGGGCTGGGTGCCGCGCGAGCGGACACCCGAGGAGCAGGAGCAAGCGCAGATGTGGATGAACATCTACGGGCCGGTGATCCAGCAGGCGCTCCAGCGCAACCTGACCTTCGGGCAGCAGCCCTAGGGCTGCACGCTGTCATCCGGGCGCCGGCCGCCGTGCTCGGCGAACCACGCGGCCTCGCGCTGCTTCGGTGACGCGCTGAGGGCACCGTGCCGCTGATCTCCGCCGAAGCCGAAAGATGGCTGCCACGGAACCGAGCGCCCGTGCGGCATGAGGGCGCCGATCGGGCCGCCCCATGCTGCCCCGTACAAAGCGGGCCTAAGGAACGGACGGGCAGGAACCCACTCAGGTCCGACTACGCCCGTTGTGCGGTGAAATGTTCTGTGGCCCAATTCGAGATATGCGGCGTACACACGGCCGGCGTCGCCGCCGACTGCGGACACGATGAGGTCGGTGCCGTCCATGTGATGCGAAACAGATATCGCCAGCGCGCCCGTCTCCTTCGGCGCGTACCGCCTCGCCCGTTCCGCGATCTCCGGGCCGAGCTTGCCGTCCAGGAACGGGATGCAGGCTTCGGCGGCTTTCACTCCGGCGTCAGCGTCCACGACAACTCGCAGGGGAATCGCCCCCTAGTCGCTGACGAGTCCCGCCGCCGTGCGCTCCTTGAGCGTGAGCACGATGTCCGGAGGGGAGCCGAGAGACGGCTGCAGCGAGACATCCCGGATCTCGTAGAAAGGCATCGTGCCCGCCAGCGAGGTTCCCGCCGCCGCCGGGTTCCAGGTGACCTGCAGCGAATCGGTGTCGAGCACGTCCAGCCATGACGGGACGATGGCGATGACGGTGCGGATCGTGCGCGGCATCTGCGTGGCGGGATCGAAGACGTTCTTCGTTTGCTCCGCGAGTTCGGCGGGGATGCCGGTCTCGTAGGGCAGGAAGCTGTCCACGGTGTCGCCGTAGGCGTCCGTCGTGGTGCCCCTGCAGACCGTCACGATGCAATTGGGCTGCACGGGCACCTCCCCTCGCTGCGCTCCTGCTGCTAGTTGATCTGCTCCCAGTACCCGGCGGCGACCTGGAACGACGACGCGGACACCGCGGACCCCATGACCGCGTTCAGGGTCAGGGTCGCGCTGGCGGTGACGGTGACGGCGGTCGCCGAGGCGTTGCCCGCCAGCCAGATGTTCCCCGCCGAGGTCGTGGAGACCGAGGTCTGCATCTCGGCCTTCTGGATGACCTGGACGGCGACGGTGGAATAGAAGCTGACGGTGGCCTCGACGTTCCACAGGTTCGCGGCTGCGGATGCCAGCGGAGCGGCGACGGCGATCATGTTGTCGAGCACGGTCCCGGCCGAGCCGCCTGAGTAGGTGTGCCAGCACAGCGTCGGCATCGCGCTGGCCGGCATCGTGTAGAGACCCCAGGCGTGGAGGCGGAACACGGACCCGGCGACGGCCAGGGCGGTCGCGGAGGCGGGGACGGTGACGAGGGCCTGGTTGGTGGTGGCGTTGGAGATCGCCGTGCCCGCGGCTGTCAGGCCGTCAGAGGGGAGGATCTGCGATTGGGTGGCCAGGAAGTCAGCGGCGTATTCGCGCGTAATGGGTGTAGAAGGGATGGAAGCGTTCATCTGGGCGACAGTGAGTGCCATGACGGGGCCTTTCCGTGCGTGCGGATGGGAGCGCCCGCACGTTGCGGGGCTGAGAGAAGTACGGTGGATGGCGCGGCGGGGCGAGTTGCCGGCGGTGAAGGCCGCGGATTACTGACTTGGCACGTCAGCGCCCCGCCGCTTCACCACCCCAGAAGCGGAGCTGATGGCAGCACGCCCACCGTGCGCAAGATGGTCGCCGCCCTTGGCGCTAGGGGCGGCTGGATCTGCATGGTCGCGCCGCCGGCGCGGGTCTGCGAGATGCTGCCGCTGATGGCCGTCGATGAGAACTGGCTCTTGGTCAGCGTCGGATCGTTGTTAGCCAGCTCGAACGCGCACTGCGCGCAGGTTGCCCGCATGAAGGCGTCGATCACGCTGGGGTCGGTCGGCAGCCCGTCCGCGTTCACCGCGTACACCGCGCCGATGGCGTACAGGTCAATCGTCTCGGTGGCACGTCTTAGCGCCGGGGTGAGAACGGACGCGGGCGTGGACGTATCCCCGCTCCAGGCGCTGTACTGCGCTGCCGTGGCGTAAACCCCGGGGCCTGGCGTCTGGGTGACCAGGGCGGAGATCGTGACCGTCTGGGAGATCTGGAGCGTGCTAGACGGTCCGGTGGCTGACCAGAGGACCGCGTAGTCACCGGGAGAGACCGTGGTCGCGACGTTCCACACGTAGGTGTAGGTGGCCGGGTCTACCTCGGTGATGCCCGTGCCGGTCGGCCCGATCAGCGCCGATCCGCCTGCTGCGGGCGTGATCGTGATCGAGGGGCTTGAGACTGCCTGCTCGAACCCTGAACCGAGGTAGGTCTCGAAACCGGCCTGAAGGACGATCTGGCCGCCGGGGACGGCGTACAGCCAGATGTCGTTGCTGAAGGGGACGCCCACCGGCTCACCGCCTGACATGGGACGATGGGCGGATGCCTGGCACGGACCGCGTACTCGCCGCGATTGATGACGTCCTGGAGGACTGGGAGTCCGGCGAGGATGCCGCCGCATGGTACGCCGATGGCGGCCCGGATGAGCTAGAAGACGCACCACCCTGGACCGGGATGCAGGGGATGCACCCCACGCTGGTGATCTACGACGAGGTGGCAGATTTCGGCCGCTCCATGCAGGCGTTCGCCGCGGCGATGAATCCCGTGATACGGCAGTGGGCCGAGGGCTTCCGGAAGATAAGCGCCGTCATGTCGCCGCTAGCGCACGCCTTCGCCGGCCCCTATGACCGCAAGCACCGCGCCCGCTGCCGCTACTGCACCCCGGACGCCAATCAGGGACCGCTCTGCATCGACGGTCACGAGTACCGCCGCAGGCAGCGAGCCCGCAGGCGACGGCGCTAGCCCGCAGCCGGGACCGCCGCTAACAGCTCATCCCGCGTCATCCCGGCGACTTCTTCCTCGCTGAGTGCCCCGAGAGCAACCGCGTAGGACCGCCAGACCTCTTGCGAGGCATTGCCTCTCGGCCGCTCGGGCTCGTCCGTGCCGTCGATGTCCACCGGGGGCAACTCCACGGCAGCAGCGGGCACGGCGTCCTTCTCCGCCGCGTCAGGCTCGGCGTCTGGCAGGACATCCCCGCCGGGCCACGGATCACCTGACTCCGTGACCCGGCGCAGATCCCCCTCATCCCACCGCTTCCGCATCACCGGCTGCAAAGGGAGCGTGCAGCCGACGACGTGACCGCGGATCTCGCCCCTCGGCGCGATCTCCTGCAGGTAGATCATCTGTGGCATGGACGTGATCCTAGTCTCAGCCGAGGCCGGACTTCTGCTTGATCAGCGCGTACACCGTCAGCGACGTGGACGCCGACCAGTCCAGCGACACCGACCCGTCTGCCTGGGTGATCCGGTCAGTGTTCCCGATCGGCACGACCACGGTGGCGTTGGCGGTGCAGGTGATCACGTTGTCACCCGAGGACGCCTGCTCGAACGGCACCGAGGCGGCGGCGGCGCCGGACGCGGTGTTCCCCGACCCGCCCGCGCGGATGGTCATGGTCCGGGCCGTGCCGCCGCCGTTGGTGACGATCAGGATCAGCCCGAACGGCCCCAGCGCGATCGTGTTGCCGTTCACCGCGTCGGGGGTTGCTCCCGCTCCCTGGCTGACAGCGGCGTCGTCGGAGAGGGAAACAGGGGTCAGTGCAGTGCGTGCCGCCATGGCGGGATCTCCTTGCGTTAGCCGGGCTTGAGGGCGATCAGGTCGTTAAGGTGACGGGATGCTGACACGGTTACGGGCATGGCGACGCTACCGGCGTGCTCTCGCGGTTCTGACGGACGATGCGGAGAACGGCGGCACGCGGGTGTCGTCGGTGGTGTACGCGAACTTGCAGGCAGAGGCGCGGCGGCAGGCAGGCACTAGACGGCCTGGACGGTCATGAGCACGGGGGCGGCCTGGTTCGCGAGGCTCGGCGTCGTGGCGCTGATGGCCTGGCAGTTGACGGTCAGCGCACCCACCCCGGCGGTCGCGATGGCCAGGTCGAAGTTGCAGGTGCCGGACAGGCCGGTGACGAGGAACGGGACCGTTGCCAGCGCGCCCGCCGCGTTGGCGGCGTAGCGGTTGACGACGGCGTTCCCGGCGACGGTGGACAGCCCGTGGTTGAGCAGCCCGATCGCGTAGTTCTGCGCCGTCGCGCCGTTCGCTCCCAGGAAGCTCACGGTGACGATGACGTTGCCTGACACGGGCGCGGTGAAGCTGCCGGTGCTGATGTTGGTGCTGGACACTGCCGTCAGGGTCGTGGAGTTCATCGTGAACTGGGTGAAAGTCCCCGGGGCGTAAGACGTGGGGGCGCACAGGTATTGCCCGGAGACGATCGTGCCGCCTGCCGTGGTCTGGCTGTAGATCGGGATATCCGTGCCCGCAGTCGCAGCCGCGCCGCCCGTGATCTTATGCGCGCCCATCGCGATCACGCCGGACATGGTGCCGCCGGCCAAAGGCAGGGCTCCGGCGTTAGCTGCCGTGATCTGGTGGAACGCCGCCGCGTCCTGCGCGCTGCTGCCGTCCGCGAGGGACGTGATCTTGTTGCTCTCCATGTTGAGAGCGCCGAAGACGTTGGTCGAGGCCAGGTTCGACGTGCCGCCGACTACGAACGTCTGATCCACGGTGAGGTTGCCGGTCACCTCACCGCCGGCGAGCGGCAGCGCCAGCGCCTCAGCGGCGAGCGCGCGGGTTTTCTCCACTCCGGTCGCGGCGTCCGCGTAGGCGGTGGTGGCGAGCTGCGTAGTGCTGGTCAGCGCCGTAGCCGTGGGCGCGGTGGGCGTCCCCGTCAGCGCGGGAGAGGCGGCGAGGCCCGGATTCGGGTACGTCCCCGAAAGGACGCCCCCGGCAGCACCAGTCGGAGGCCCTGACCCCCCTCCTCCCGAGCCTGCTCTTAAGTTGTATGCCAGCGTGCAGGTGACGGTCCCGGTGCCGGCGTACCCGGCGAGGACGGCCTGGAAATACTGGTACTGGACGCCCGACGAGACATTCACGCCGGCTGTGGGAGCCAGCACCGCCTCGCCGACGTTCTCGTAGTTCGTCCCGTCGATGGAACCCTGCAGCTGAACGCTGAACGCCGTTACGGTCCCGGAGACCGACACTGCCAGGGACAGCTCATCCTGCAAGGCCGTGGTGTTGTAGGCCGTGCCCGCGCCGTTCGTGGACACGGCGCTGAGGAGCGTGGTGGTACCTGACATGGCGGGCCTCCGGGGTTCCGGAGACCCGCTCGGGACTCCTACGTGGGGAAAGCTAGCTGGCCCGCAGGCAGCGGCTCAGGGTCATCGAGGGTGACGTGAGACCAGTTACGGCCGTGCTTGATGGACGACACCGCGCCGCGCGTGATGCTGAAGCGCGCGGCGATGACGGCGGGAGGTGCTTCGTCCGCGAGCATCCGCTTGATCTCGCGGACCTTGGCCTCGGTGAGGACGGTCCTGCCGCCGACTTGGGCCGCGCTCATCTTGGCGCGAGTCTCGGCCGACTTCGGCTTGCCGCGCTGCATCGCGCCGTTGGCGGCCATCAGGTCCAGGTACTCCGGGGTGACCTCACGGTCCTGCCAGAGGTTCGCCCGGTGCTCGGCCGACTTGGGCTTGCCGGTCATGGCCGCGCTGAGACGCTGACGCTGCTCGGCATTGAGGGTGTAGTGACCTGCGACGCTCGGCGAGACGTCGCACCGAAAGGCGTCCGGGCCGTACTTGTCCCAGTCGGCCTGTACCTGCGGCGCGTTGTGCCAGTGATTACGCAGGTGGGACCTGTGCCCGTTCCACCGCACCCTGACACTCTGCGATGACCCGATGTAGACCCAGCCGTTAATCAGGCAGGTGATCGAGTAGACGCCCGGCGTCGAGACCGGCAGCGCGTCCTCGCCCCAGAGAGGGTCACCGTGGCGTTCGAACCGGGAGTAGTGCTTGCGGCACATGTCGCGCCCGACGACGGGCTTACCGCAGGTCGCTCCGCGTTCGATGATGATGCACGTACGATTGCTCATTGTCGGCCTGCCCAAACAGGTTGATTTTTGATGGCCTGGCGAGTGTCCTTCGACCGTCACTCGCTGGGCCTTTTACGTCACTCATCGTAGCAGCGGGAGCCGACAGAAGCTGGCTCCCGCTGCCTTCCCGGGATGTCCGTTTAGATCCCTGTTGGGCGTTGTACGTAGGCTAGGGCGCATGTGTCCGGCCTTGTCATCAAAGCACCGTAGATGTGAAGTCCGCGCACTGCGTCCGCAAATGAGGTCTGAAGTCGCAAAGCTTCCGTTTCTGTGATCTGCTCCCCATATGTCGTACTCATGGGGTGCCCGGCCTGAATGGCCCATACGCCCGTTCCCGCCCCACCTGCTACGGGTTGTGGCGCATTGTTCGTTTTCAGTATGTTAAAGCCGGATGCCTGGCCCATGAACCCGCGCTGGAAGGTCTGCGAGGCGTCGCCCTGCATGTCGGTCACCGACACGAACGCCTGCGTCTGCGAGATCAGCGAGACGAACCACGGCGGGCAGGTGACGTAGCGGTCCTCATCAGGCACGTTGTTCTGATCCAGGATCACCTTGAGCGGCTCCAGCACCTTGATGTAGGCGTCGGCCGGGTCGGAGGTGCTGCCGCCGTAGGGCAGCGGAGTCAGCGGGGCGCCGGTGGTCCCGATGGTGTTGGCGGACCCGATCGCGGTGTACAGCCCCGCGATGTAGGTGTCGGCGGTGTTGGCCAGCTGGTACGCAGCACGGCCTTCGAGGTACGCCTGCATGTCGCCTGCGGCCTGGCGCCTGTCCACGTCATCGATGGCGAAGCTGAAGCTGTACGCCTGGTTGATCTGGAGCTGCATGCCGGCGTCGATCAGCGCCTGGTAGGCCAGGGTGCCGCCGATCGTGTAGGCGGAGATCGTCGGGTCACCGAACTGGGTGATGTGGACGTTGTTGCCGGGGCCGCTGATCTCCCCGTCGTAGTCGTTGTTGACGACCATCGGGCTGCCGTAGACGAGCTTCTTCTGGAGGGCCGCGAGGATGACACGGGACCAGATTGAAGGCTTGAAGTTTAGTACCGAAATGGGAATCACCTGCCTGTTTAAGCGCATTTGAATGCGCGCTGAGTGAACGGATGGAATTACTCCGGCCACCCCGCCAGGAGGTGTTGCCGTGTGTCGAACCTGATTTCGCTTTGAAGCCGCTAAAGGGCCATGCGCCGCTGCCAGCAGCGACGGGATGGCCCCGGGGGAATTACGACGCCTGTGTGCCCGCGCGAGCGTTTGCGGCTGTCAGCGGGTTCGGTGTTACGGCGTATCTGGTGTTCAGTAACGCTTCTGCTTTGCGGGCGCGAAGCCCTCGTCACGGAACAGCCCTGCGTTCACGGCGTCCCAGACGGCCTGCGGGGTCATGCTCAGTGCGTCGGCCTCGGTCAGCTGCCGCTGTCCTCCCGGTGCCCCGTTGAACTCCCCGCCAGAACGGGGAATCGTCGGAGCGGGAGGGGCGGGTGCAGCCGGGGGTGCCAGCGGATTGGCGGCCGGCACGGGAGTGATCGCGGCCTTGTAGCCCGGGTTGGCGGTCACCGCGGCCTCGATCGCCTCAGTGACCCGCGCCCCGAAGTCCTCCGCTGCCGGGTCCAGCCCGGTGACAGTGGCGACGAACGCGCGGGAATCCAGCAGGGCATTGCCGTTGACGCCGCTCGCGTAGGCGCTGCGCAGGACGGCGAGCTCAACATCGGCGGCGCGTTTCTGCGCGGCGTGGGTGGTGGCTTCGGCCCGTGCGGCGTCACGCTCGAGCTGTGCCCGCTCGGCGAGCTGCTCGGGGGTGACATCTTCCTGGGCGATGCCGAGGGCGACGGCGAGTGCCTTGTTGCGGGCCGCCTGGTCAGCTTCGGCCTTGGCTGCTGCGGCCTTCATGCCGTCGAGGGTTTTCTCGATGGCCTGCCGCTTGGCGCGCTCTTGCTTGTACTCCTCCCGGATGGCGGCGACCGTGCGTGCGGTCTTCTCCGGGTCGTCTCCTGCGGCCTGCTGCGGCTCCTGTCCGCTGGCTGGCTCGGGTGATGCTGCCGGTGTTTCTCCCGCCTGGGGAGTTGCCGGCGGCGTCTCAGGGGGCGCCGGGGTGCCTTCGGGAGGGGTTTCCGTGTCACCGGGGGCTCCGCCGGCGGCGACGTGGATAGGTAGTCCGTTCTTGCGGTAGCCGAGGAACGCACCGGGCGCGGTCGGCAGGGTGATCGTCATTGCGGGTGGCCTCCAGGGCCTCGGATGGGCCGCGCCAGGCGGCATGAAAAAGACGCACCAAGGGGAGGTGCGCCGTTACGGTGTGGTCATGGCAAGCACAGCTACCTGCACGTGGGAGTACGACCCGAGCCGGTTCTGCTGGAACCTCTGGGAGCGCGGCGGCGGCCGGCCCGACCGGAATGTTGGCTTCCTCGCGGTGGAGTCGGTAGCCGACGTCTCGCGTGCTGGCCATGAAGGCCATGTGCTGGCAGTCGAGAAAGGCGTGCCGGACGCCTGGCAGCGGTTCCTGCGCTGGGTGAAGGACACGTACGGGGTGCCGTTTCCCGATGACGCCCGGCCGCTGGCATGAGCGACCGGAGCGGGCCAGAGTGCAGGTGCCAGTGCAATGCATGCCGCAGTACCTGCCGCGCGGGCGGCAGGCTGGCTGAGGTGGAAGTCGCCGCCGCCCGGAAGTGGCACCCGGAGATGGGCGGCGGCGAGATGCCGCGCCCGGCTGAGACATGGGATGACGTGATCGACGGCATGATCCGGTCGGCACCGGCCGGTCTCAGGGGTCCGATGCGTTCCTGGAGGGGCCGGGTTTAGCGCCGGGTCTCCGCCAGCCTGTGCCGCGCCCGTGCCTTCTCGTGCGGCGTCAGGGCTGCCACGGCGAGCCTCGCGGCGTGCCGCTGCCTTAGTGCCTGGGCCTGCTGCCTGCGGTCCTCAGCGTGGCGCACGGCGGCCTGCGCGGTTGTTTCCACGGGTGCCGCGAGGTCGGACAGGTCTGCGCCGTCAGCGACGGGCATCGTGCTGCATCGGCAATTCGGGTGGCCCCAGCCGCCCATGATCATTTCCTGGAGGGTCCCGGCTACCGTCGCCGTGAACTGCTTCCCTGCCGCGTCAGTGACCGAAACCCGCGCGCCCGGAGGCGTAGAGCCAGTCAGCGAGACTGTCTTTCCCAGCCAGGGCAGGCATTTCCCGCAGATGTGCTCGGCCCACCGGGAGTAGACGACTGCCAGGTCCCCGCCGTCAGCGCGGATCTGCCGCCATTCGTCCTCGCGGATGAGGTTCGAGATCGTGGTACGGGTCGCCATCTCGACGTAGGCGGTCACGTCCCATGCGCGGCCCGTAGCGTCCGTGAACCCGGTGATGCCATGTCCTGCTGCCCTGGTGATGGCTGCCTGGGCGGCTGCGAGACGGTCAGCGAGGCTCCCGGACGCGGGGACTGCGGCGGTGACCTCGCGGAAGATCGCCAGCGTGCTCTTGTACGCGGACCGGCCGGCGGAGCCGAGCATCTCCTGAAGGGTCGCGAAGCTTCCCGTCCTGGCGAGGTCTCCGGGTACGGGGACGTGAGCGCGGGGGTTGATCCCGGCAGCGATGAGGATGGCGATGGTGCGGGCTATCGCGGTGGCGATGATCGCGGCTGCGAGGGATGCGAGCCTGCGGGCTGCCTGCGCCGCTGCCGTGGCGGCTGCCTGCTGCCGGCGTTTGCGCCATGCCTGCTGCTGGCGGGGGTTCATCCCGCGCGGAGGGGGCGCCGTGGCGATCGAGGATGCGGTGACGGCCTTGCGGACCGCTGAGGCGAGCGCGGCGAGGAGGGCGATCTCCGCTGCCAGCCATACTGCCGCCACGGCGGCTCCGATCGCGGCTGAGCGTATCTCCCTGGTGCCCCCGGGGTCAGGCAGCGGGGGCGGCATAGACGGGCTGCATGTCGCAGCCGCAGCCGGTGGTGATCTTTCCGAGGATGCCCGGCGCGCTTGTCATCGTCAGGTGCGCGCAAGTCCAGCCGCAGATGCGCGGCGCGACCTTCCGGTCGATTTCCTCGCGGATCCCGGCCTCTGCGAGATCCCGCAGCAGCTTCCCCGGGACACTGACACGGTGAATGCGCCCGTCAGGATCCGGTGCCAGCATCTCCACTTCCGCCAGCCCGTCTACCTCGCGCGCCGCCGCCTCGCGAATCCAGTCACTCACGCTCACGCCAGCGGCCTTCGCGAACTGGCGCACCGAAGCGAGCAGATCCCCGCCGAACCGGACGGACACGACGTGATCCAGTTCGCGGCCCCATCGCTTCATGACGCCTCCTTGCGATCAATGGTCAGCCATCCCCAGTGCAGTGGTTCCGGCTTGTCATTGCGGCACCAGTTGCCGTGCTCGTCCTTGTGGTAGCGGTAGCGGCTGATGCCTTCCAGGTGCGGCCAGGACCAGCAAGGTTCCCAGACGGCCACGCCGTCGATCTCCCGACCCGATGGCCTCGTGCTGCGAACGGAAAGCAGTCCCAGCACGACATGCCAGTGCCCGATGGAAACGGACAGCCTGTTCGGCTCGCCTAGCGGCGCGTTCAGGTCCAGGCAGATGCCGTTGCGCGGCAGTGACACCTTGCGCTCGGCATCTATGAAGCCGTACGGCCCGACACGCAGCGACAGGCAGGCCCCGAACGGGAACCGGGTGTTCCAGTCGGCATCGAAGTAGATCCAGCGGCCCTTGATGGTCCAGCACGGTGAGCTGTACTTGGTGAAATCGGGATACCTGCTGCGGATGAATTTCAATCTGATCCCGCTGACGCGCGGGCGGGCGGTGAGGTACTGCTAGGAACCCGAGCCGCCCTTGGGGCTGGGCTGCGGGTCAGAAGGGAAGGTCGGTTCTTTGTTGTCGCTGCCGCTCCACGCCTGCCCATAGGCGGTGGCGAGGGTGTCGAGCCCGGCGCGCTGGCGCATGGTGCCGGAACTCTCGCTCACGCCGGGAGTGACGGGAGGCTGCTTCGCTCCAGGGGTGCGGTGGGGACGGCCGGCCTTCGGGAACGGCTTTTGTGCCATGTCAGTCCTCCCTGGTCACACTCGGCCGGTAGCGCTCCTGTACACCATCAGGGAGCGCGGGATCACCGGGGCGCGGCAGGGCGCGACGCAGGTCAACCACGCCAACCACCTTGTCGCCTGCGGCGTATGAGCCCAGATCCGGGTGACCGTGATGCTCTCGGTTCCCGGTGGCGTAGGCGTCACATGCCTCCTGGGACGGGTACAGGAACGCGCACACGTCATCCGGGTGGATCGTCCCGCGCAGGCCGAGGGCTCGCAGCGCAACGCCACCATTGACCTGCGGCGGCTTCCCGTAGCGCCGCCATAGCTCGCTGCGCGGCAGTACCGCAGTGGCAGCCATGTCAGCCAACCTTTCCCGGCAGCGGCGCGTGACCGTTGCCTACCCTCGTGATCTTCGCGGCGTGGTTGCGCAGGTTCGTCAGCGCCGTGTTCACCGCGCCGCGGATGTCGGACTTGCTCGGCACCGACTGGGAAAGGAGCGTGGACAGTTCCCCGAGCGGCGGCTGGCCGAGCAGCGGCGAGCGGCAGGTGATGAGGATCAGCCACCCGAGCCCGGTCTGCCCCTGATGCTGGACCGGGGACCACGAGATCGAGTAGCCGTAGCTTTCCGGGTCCAGTGCAAGGGACTCGATTGCCTCGGCTACATGGGTGCGGACTTCCACCGACAGGTCAATGGGGCTCATCAGTGCCCCGCAGGACGGTCGCCGGGCTCGTGCTCTACCCGCTCGGGCCAGTGCCACGTTCCGCCGCGCCTGTCGTGTTCGTCATGCTCGGCCTCGTTGAAGAACAGGCCGGTCGGGTTGAGCACGCACAGGTCAACCGGATCCATCGGCAAGTCCTCGGTGTTGACGTAGGGGCCGCCGAGATCGTGCACGTCAGCGATGATCGCCGCCCGGCACTTGCTCGGGAATGCCTGTTCACCGTCCCGGCCGGGAGGCGTCCCGTAGCTGACGTAGTGGACGATGCGCCCGATGCTTGGCTTCATCAGTAGACCGTACCGCCAAGTCCGAACGGAGAGTAGCCGTACCCGGACCCTCCGTAAGGGATCACCGGGTCAGCGGGAGCGGCTGACTGCTGCCGGTTCGCTGGCGGGTTCGGGTTCACTCCCACGGTCGCGCTCTCGGTGGACGTGACGCCCTTCTCCATGTCCGGCTTGAACTGCGCTGGGCTGATCTGCGCGGAGTGGACGCAGGACTGCACCGGCACGGACGCCTTGTTGGGGTGCGGCGGCAGCCCGGCGGTCTTGCGCGGCGCGATCATCTACTTGGTGGGGTCCGCGTCGGCGCGGGTTGCTCCCCGCAGCTTCGCCGCGCCCTTGGTGACTACCGGGTCACGGCCGTTCTCCCACGATGTCGGGCCTGTCACCACGGCAGGGCGGGTGTGCGGCACCAGCTTGGGGTGGGTGATGTTCGGCATCGGCGGGTTATGCGGGGGGACCGCTGGATGCGTGGTGTTCGCCGCCGCTGCCTGGACGCGCTGCGGCGACGTGGAGGTCAGGCCGTTGCCGGCGCAGTTGCCGGGGATAGGCCGGGGTGCCTTAGCCATCTACTTGCCTGCCCTTCTGAGGCGTGTGCTGAGCATGAGTGCGGCCCGCATGGCGGTCGCCAGGGCCGCGAGCGCGGCGGGGCGCTCGTCCGGGTCATCGGCGAGCGCCAGGAGGACTGCCATCTACTTGCCCTTCTTCTTGCTGCCGCCCTTGAGGACGTTGCGAGCGAACCTGGCCTGCGCTGCCGCCTTCGGCCCGGCTTTGCCCGCGAGCGCGGCGGCCATCTTCGCTGCGGGGATCGGCTGGTCAGGAGGGACGCCGAGCGACTTGTGCAGGCCGCCCTTGGCGAACGTGATGGGCTTGGCGCCGCCCTTGGCCGGGATGGTCTCCGTCTTCGGGGACTTCGGCGGGGCTGCCCTGCGTGCCGGGCGCTGGACTGCGGGCTTAGCCCGCGAGACCCGTCCGCTTGCCTGCTTCGGTGCCACAACCGCTCCCTTACTGCCCGCCTGAGTCCTGATCGGTGTCCGACGTGGCCGCGTCCTGCTCCACCTGCGACCCGATGTCCGTTGCCCCGACAGCACCGGGGATCTCCCCCAGTTCCTGGCCGAGATCCTCCCCCGGCGTCGTGGACAGGGAGATCCGCGCCCGGCTGAGCATGTCCAGGGACACTTCCTCGTAGATCCGCTGCACTTCGAGGCCGACCTTCTCCGGGGACCAGTCGGGGTGCACCATCGCCACCGCGG